ATTTAGAATTTGCTTCCAATTCACTCTTTGTACAGTTTGATGGACATAGAGGAGCAGATGCAAATATCCGTCTATTCTACAAACTCTATAGAAAAGATGGAAATGATGCTAATCAAGTATACATTCCATTTAATACAACCGGAGTACCAGATAAGACTGTAAATCCAAATGAAACTGACAACGGATTCAGTGAATATAAATTTACCGCCGAGAATACTCCACAATTTAATGGATTTATGATCAAGGTTGTTATGACTTCTAAGAATCAAGCAGATGCACCTAGAATCAAGAACTTCAGAGCAATTGCCCTTAGATCTTTCGCTTCTAACTAATGACAAAATACTTGAAAGTTGATTCGGACACATCCCTTTATAGGGATGTGAACAGTAATGCTATTGTTAATCAAAACCAAAGTGAATTTGACAAATTCATGAGAGTTTCAGAGGCAAAGTATAGAGAAAAGATGGAGATGAAGCAATTAAAGGATGATGTTGACAGTATGAAGTCTGATATAGAAGAGATAAAGTCCCTTCTGTTATCTTTCGTGAAAAAATGATTTATAAATACCAGTAGTATAGATTCTAACTGATTGAAGTAATGGCAGCATACGTAAGCAACATTATTATTGAAGGTGGTGCTAACTTTGACCAGTCATTTAACCTTGAGAATAGTGCTAATGCACCATTAGATTTAACTGGTTATACTGGTACTGCCATGATGAAGAAGCACGCTGCTTCTTTAAAAAATACAGCAACCTTTACTGTTATGTTTCCCAATAGGGTAGCAGGACAGGTGAAAATATCTCTAGGAGCTACTACAACAAGTGCATTGAAACCTGGTAGGTATGTTTATGATTTATTGCTTAACGATGGATCTGTAAAAACAAGAGTAGTTGAAGGTAGTGCAATTGTTACTGCTGGAGTTACCACTAGTTAAAAAATATGGCAGACATTAAAGTCAGAGTTGGATCACAGAATGCGATTAAGGTTCTATCCTCTTTTGCCGGGGGTGGCGGAACTTTAGGTGGATTAGCTGATGTTGACGTTTCTGGACTTCAGAACGGAATGGTTCTGGTCTATAATTCTACCGCCCAAAAGTGGGAGGCAACCTTGGAACTTACGCCTGGATCAACCCAAAATCTGGATATTAATGGAGGAAATTTCTAAGCCATGGCAAGTATAATTAGAGTAAAAAGATCTACAGGAACAGTTGCTCCAAGTAGTCTCAACTTTGGTGAACTCGGTCTTACCGTTGGAGTTGGCACTCACGGTAATAAAGGCGGAAGACTGTTTGCTGGAGATAACGCACAGAATGCTCAAGTAGTTGGTGGTCGCTATTATACCGATCTGCTGAGTATTGCGCCAGGTCTTGTTGCTGGTCAAGTAAACCCAACCACAGCAGCGAATGGTTTCGTTGCTATCGTTGACCAAAACCGGAAGGTTGATCAGTGGAACGTAGACAACTTAACATTAGACGGAAATACACTTTCATCAACTGATACTGATGGAGACATCATCGTTGATCCTAATGGATCCGGTGAGATTGTCATTCCTGACGATACTAAACTGACATTCGGTACAAGTAAGGATGCCAGTATCGAATATGATGAAAATGGTGATGACCTTATTAAAGTCACTGGTAAAGCGTGGCAGTGGAATAGTCCTCAGACATTCGGTAGTGTTGGTATCTCATCTAACACTATTTCTACCAAGTCTGGTAGTGGTAACCAACTATTCATTGACCCATTCCCCGATGGTCTGAGCAATGAAGGTACGGTTATCATCAAAGGTGACCTGCAAGTTGATGGTACAACCACTGAGGTAAACTCAACCAATGTTACCGTCAATGATCCAATTCTCAATCTTGGCGATGTAACCAGTATCAGAACAGTTACAGCACCAGTTGCTTCTGGAGTTTCTACTATTACTGTTGATTCTGTTGTTGGAATTAACACTGGAGACCTTCTTGCTGTAACTGGACTTCCAAATTCTGGTGTAACGACTGTTACTGCTTATAATACCTCTACAAAAGTTGTTACTTTTAATGGAACAACTACTGCTGGAATTACCACACTAAGTCAGGTAACGGTTACTCACGCATTTGATACTAATACAGATCGTGGTGTTTCATTCCAGTATAATACTGCTACCGGAACTGCTAACACTAAAATCGGTTTCTTTGGTTACAATGATAGCACTGGTGAAGGAAGTTCTGCTGTTGCTAGAGCGTGGACATACATTCCAGATGCAACAATAACTGGTAGCGTTGTAACAGGAACCAGAGGTAATCTTGATATCAAGGGTATCTACTATCAGACTGGAGATTACAGCACACATGGTGTTGTCTTCTTTGATTCCAATGGTTTACAAACATCTACCAATGATCCATCAACTGCGGCTGCCACTAGAACTTCTACACAGATTCTGACTGCTGTTACTGAAGTCACACTTACTATGCCTTCTGGTGTAACTGTCACTGCTGGTGATCAAATAACTCAGGTATCTAATTCTGGTGTTCAGGGTGTTGTTAAAGCAGATAGCAATGGTACAACTATAACACTGATTGGTGTAGAAGGAACATTTAACACCACTGGGGATATTATTAGAAACGGAACTAGCACTGGGGTTGATCCTGACGCTGTAAATACTGTTTATACAAATAAACCAATGTGGACCAATACTTTGGATGGAGGAACTTTCTAGAACTATGAACGATGTTGATGTGAATATTTTAATTAAAAATTATCATTCTAAACTTTCATCTTTGGTTAATCAAAATGTTCTTTTAGAATCCAAACTTGAATCTTTGAAGAAAGATTATCTTGAGTTACAGGAAAAGTTAAACGTCCCAGATAAATATCAGGAATCAGGTATCGACAATGAGTAAACCATCGACCAGACAGGAATTGATCGATTATTCTCTTAGGAGATTGGGATATCCTGTATTGGAAATTAATGTGGATGATGATCAAATTGATGATCTAGTCGATGATGCAATTCAGAAATTCCAAGATTTTCATTATGATGGTATTCAGAGAGTATTTCTAAAGCATAAAGTTACGGAAGCAGAAAAAGATATAATAAAGGCAGGCATTACTACTACAACAGCAACTTCCAGTGTTGGTGTTTCATCTGTGGGTTGGGACGAAGGTCAAAACTTTCTCCAACTTCCAGAGCACGTCATTGGGATTAATAAAGTTTTTAAAATGGACAACAGTACCATTTCGAGTGGTCTGTTTAATATCAAGTATCAATTGTTCTTAAATGATCTCTATTACTATGGAGCACTTGATCTGCTGAACTTTACCATGACTAAGACATATCTTGAGGATCTTAGTAGAATAATCACACCAGATGTGCAATTAAGATTTAATAGGAAGCAGGGTAGATTGTATATTGATATTGACTGGAACTCATTTACTGATGATAATTACATTGTACTTGACTGCTATAGATTAGTTGATCCTTCTGATGCAGCACTAGTCTACAATGACTCTTGGTTAAAAAAATATACTACTGCATTAATTAAGAAACAGTGGGGACAGAATCTGATAAAATTCCAAGGTGTATCTCTTCCTGGTGGGGTTCAGTTAAATGGAAGACAATTATATGATGACGCAATAGCAGAGATAGAACAATATGAAAAAGAACTCAGAGATACATATGAGGAACCACCTCTCGATCTGATAGGTTGATGAATCATGCCTTTAAATTCTTACTTTTTACAGGGATCCCAAAGCGAACAGAGACTGGTTCAGGATCTAATTAACGAGCAACTAAAAATATACGGACAAGACGTTATCTATCTTCCCAGGAAGATGGTAAATCAAGATGCCATTCTGAATGAAGCAATTGCGACTCAGTTTGATGACTCATTCAGAATGGAAATGTATCTGGCAAACTATGAAGGATTTGCTGGTAACGGAGATATCTTATCTAAGTTTGGTGTTCAGTCTACTGACCAAATTACTCTTATTGTATCTAAAGAAAGATACGAGGATTTTATCAGTCCATTTTTAGCAGGTGAAGATGTTCTAGTTTCATCTAGACCATCAGAGGGTGACTTAATTTACTTACCTCTTGATAATACTATTTTCGAGATCAAGTATGTAGAAGCAAAGAAACCATTTTATCAACTGAATAAGTTATTTGTATATCAGTTGAGTTGTGAAGTATTCGATGCTGCTCAGGACGAACTGGTCGATACTGGAATCGAAGAAGTCGATGTTGCAGTGTCCGACTTCTTGTTCACCACCAAACTCACAATGGTGGGTCTTGGAGCATCTACAGCAACTGCCACTATGCAGAGGGCAACAGATCTTTCTGGTTTAGCATCTGGCAGTTCTGTTAATCAAATCGATCTTATTAATGATGGAACAGGATACACAGTTCCACCAACCATTGGTATTAGCACTGCACCAATAAACGGTATAAATGCCTCTGCTGTTGCAGTCATGACCAGAAGAAGTGGTCAGGTTGGTCAGTCTATCGATAGAATTGAGATTATTAATCCTGGATTTGGTTATACCGAACCTCCTGTAATTACAATTCGTTCACAGAATGAATATGGTACAGGTGCAGCTGCTACAGCAATTATTAGTGAAGGTTCTC